AGGAAAGAAGTAAAGAGTGCAAAGTCCAAAGTAAGACTTAACCCTTCTAGTACTTCTACCCCAAATGCCGCAGGTTCTGACAAACCAGTTAACCGCACAAATAAATCAATCAAGAACTTGAGTACTCAGTTTAAGCAATCAGGAGACAAAAGTGACTTCATTACTCTCAGAACTCTTCAACTACAAAATAGATAAATCAAGAAGCTCTGCTTCTTAAACTAATTAATTAAATCATAAAATAAAATGGCATTCTCAAATACATTCGACACCACTAATCCTGGTTCCGCTGTTTCTAATCGTGAAGACCTTACAGATGTACTTACCATCTTGGCTCCCGAAGAAACTCCCGTTCTATCATCTGCTTCTAAAAAGAAGTCTGGTGCTACATTCACTGAGTGGACCGTAGACGCTCTTTCCGCTCCTAGCACTGCTGGAGTTCGTGAAGGTGCTGACGTTGGTCAAACAATCGGTGACGACGCTGATCCTGGTTTCATCGACAAGTTTTCTGGTCGTGCTCGCCTTGGTAACTACGTTCAAAAATTCCGCCGTGCCTTCCAAGTCTCTGACTTGCAAGATGCCGTTGAGTCCGTTGGACCTGCCAAGATTGCACAAGCTGAAGCTAAAGCAATCCGTGAACTAAAGCGTGACGTCGAGGCTACCCTACTTGGTACTCAAGACCGCAGCGTTGAAGACGGAGTCAATACACCTTACGGCCTTCGTGGTCTCGGTGACTGGATCGACTCCGCTGGTCCTGCTGACGTTCCTGCTGCATTCCGTACTCCTGCGTCTTCGATCTACGACATCAGCACTTCTGGTGCATTCAGCGAAGCTGCATTGAACGACTTGATTTCTTCGATCTATCGTGAAACTGGTAGCTCCAACAACCTTATGCTTGTTGCTGACACTGGTCTTCGCCGCACGATTGCTGACTTCGCTCGTATATCTGCTGGAGCAACTGAAAACATCCGTAGCGTAAACTACGACGGTAACCGTGCAGAGATCAAACTCTCTGTCGAGCTATACCAAAGTGACCACGGCATCGTGTCCATCGTTAACATGAACCCAGATACTGCTCCTGCAACTCTCGCAGGCGGTACTGACTACAACGACGGATACCTCATCAACCCTGAGTACTACGGCGTGCACGAACTGATCCCTATGGGTTCAACTCGTCTGCCTAACGAAGGTGGAGGCGAACGTGGATTCTGCGATTGCACACTAACGCTTGGTGTATACCACCCTCAAGCGCACGGTAAGATCACTCAGTAATACTTGCTGAAATTTCGGGGAGCCAGATTTTTCTTGTCTGGCTCCCCTTTTTACCATTAGCTTTAAAGTATGTCTATTATTACAAACGCACCCAAGTATTCAGACGACGAGGTCAATAAGGCCTTTATGGATGAAATTAAGAACGGCTTTCAACTGGAGAAGCGGACCGAATCAACTCGTGTCAACCAGGCTCGAAAAGAAGCCTCACAAGAAAGAGGAAAAGTGCACCCCGTGCTAGGTCGTTGCGTAGCAACTATACCGCACCGTGAGTACTTCCGACTCATTAAAAAATACGGACAAGAGACAGTGCATTCCAAGGAGTTCCTGGCTTATTTCCAAAAGAATTTTTCAGACCTTACGCCTAACAAACTTTAATGCCTACTGATGCAGATAAAACCTTACAGCGATTTATATAAACTAATAGTTGCACTATCTGGCGTAGGTACCTTTACCACAGAAGAAAAGGTTAATATAGAGCAGTTCGTTAATCGAAGGGCATTTGAGGCTTACCGTGCTAGCCCGAGCTGGCCACGATACGCAGTCATAGGCGAAGAGCGCACAATTAGCGCAGACGGCACTATACCTTACACGGAAGCTGGCCTAGACGATATATCAGACTTTCAGCGCATCTATCGGCAGCAGCCATTTAATCGCAACTCTGCATTAGAGTACGAGTTCTATGTGGACTCCAACGGCGCTCACGTGCTTAACCTTGTTGCCAACGACTCGGGTAAGGTATTTGTGAACTATCAAAAGGAACTTCCTGCGTTTACAGAAGCATCCGCCGATATACCTTACGAGTTCTTTTTCTTTTTAGGGCATGCAGTCTATGCCGACTTTCTTCGTATGGATGGTCAGCACACGAAAGCCCTCCAAGAGGAGGGCATAGCTAATACTTACCTGGCACTAGAACTAGAGAAGATTGACCTTCGGTCAAACAACAATACAATCAACAAAAAGTTTTCAACTTATGTGAATCGGCAAGCCCGATAGCACTTAACCCCTGTGATATAATACTCAATTATGGCAAGTTCAAGAAATAACGCACTGGAGTTCAGCTCCGTAGGTTCAACAGTAATCAATGCAGCTGACGGAGCAACCGCTGGTTCGTTTGGAGCTATCCAGTTTCTTAAGGATTCAACTCTTTCTGCGCTGACTGCTACTAATGTAACTAACTCCGCAGACCTCCTTACGACTCTAGGGGCAGGAACAATTCTTTATGGCAACTTTACCTCCGTTACTATTAGCGGTGGACTAGTGCAACTACACAAGGTCTAGTATGCACGTTAGCCTTGATTCAGCCCTGGGTCGCCAGCGTCGGCTGAACTCAGTGGGCGAGAGCGTCCTACAGATTGCTCCTAACGCTGCGGCAGCATACAGCCTCCGTAGTCTTACTGGTGGTGACCCCAAGGTTGTGCGTGTGCGTCGTGCAAGTGACAATGGTGAGCGTGACTTTACTGGCTCCGAGATTACTTCGGGGGAAATGGTTAGCTGGGTTAACCGACAAGTTATTGCACCCCTGGACATTCAAGCACTAGAAGCTGATGGACGCACAGGTGACTTCCTTATTTCCAAGGCGGCTTACTCGCTTCGTAGCCTAGGAACACGTCAGGCTACCTTAGCGGCCACTGGAGATACCGTAGCCCGTACTGATGGTAAGTTCGTAGTGCAGGTTCGTCGTAGCTCTGATAATGCCCTGAAGTCCTTTACTGCCGATGAGGTATCAGATGGTACTCTAGTAAACTTTGTAACAGAGCCAATTACTGGGTGGAATACACAACCAACTTGGAATACTATAGCTCCATCAGGGACTATAAGGTCTCAATCAAGTACCGCAAGCACTTCTACATTAACATTTTTTGCTTACGGAACAAGTCACACAATATCTGATAGCAGTAGACCAAGTCATATTCTTGCTAATGAAGGAGATGTTGTTGATATTAATTTAACAGTATCAAATATTCAAGGTAGTGCTAGCATTGAAATAAGAGCCGCTGGTACGGATACTGCACTTGCTAGTTCTTCAACTATAGCAGACGGAACTGTAGGTGCGTCCTTTACTGTTAATAGTAATGCAAACGGGGGAGCGCACATTGTCTTCTCCTCCCTTGAGACTCTTGGTGATTTTAGCGACGGTACAATAACAATTAACTCAGTAAAAGTAACAGGTAAGACTGGCTTCGTTAAAACTTGGTATGACCAAAGTGTAACCAATCAAGCAGGAGATACAGCAACAGGTAACCACGCAGTTCAAGCAACTGCTGGAAGCCAGCCTAAGATTGTAAATGCTGGTGCTTTAGTCGCTGATAATGGAATTGACCTTGATGGGTCGCAGTTCTTACAGGCTGATTCCGTGTCAGGAATGGGTGCTACTGTTTCGATGATTACAGCATCCGTTCACGACAGTGGTGGTGGAGGTTGCGTGTCCCTAGCTTCAAGTGCATCGGGCACTACGAATTTTGGAATAATTGAAGGCAACTCAGTAACAAATGTTAACTCTAGAAATACAACTTCTGTTACAGCAAGCGCATCTGTTAGTGGTGCAACTAGGTTAAGCTTTGGACTGACAACGGGACAAACTTCAACAAAGTCAGGAGCGTTAGGTGGAACTTTAGTTGAAAACACTAGTGACTACGGTGATGACTTCACATCAGGGGAACTAAATAAAATTCTTATTGGTAAATTAAGAGTATCAAGTGGCACTTTATTTAATGGACGTATCCGTGAAGCACTTATCTACGATACTGACCAAACAGACAACCGCACAGCCATTGAAGCTAACATCGGTGAAGCCTACAGCATTGACCTACCATCTGGTGTAGACCCAGGGTTTGACCAAGTGGATGGCTTTGTAGAGACTTGGTATGACCAGTCAGGTAACAGCAATGATGCCGTTCAAGAAACTGCTGGAAGCCAACCTAAGATTGTAAATGCTGGGTCCTTGGTCACGGACTCTAATGGACACCCCGATATTGATTTTGATGGTGCTGACTTCCTGTTAAAAACTGCGTTTACACAAGGAGATTTAACGCAAGCAAACACTATTTTTACTGTAGCAAAGTTGAACACTAACGATGACGCAAATAGAAAGTTATATGATGGGACAGTTGGTCATAAACGAAATATGTTATTTCTTAGCACCAATGGTTCTGGTCAATTTGGTTTCTTTGCCGACGATGTTATAAGCACTGGCGTTACAGCAACGAATGATAAGAAGTTATTCTCAGCCTTGTTCAACGGTGCTAGCTCTGAGCTATTTATCGATGGTGCATCAGGAGCATCTGGAGACGTTGGCGACTATCCAATGTCTGGGGTTACGATAGGCAAAAATCATTCTGGTGACCTTAATTTTTGGTTAGGGCAAATTCAAGAAATAGTCATTTACAACGCTGACCAGACTTCAAACCGTGCAGCTGTAGAAACTAACATTAACAGCCATTACTCAATATTCTAATGCTTTACTTAATATACGCAAGCAAGGAGGCCGCCATTGAACGAGCTGATGAAGAAGGCAAGGAGATTGGCTTTGATTACTGGATTGAGGACAATGGTATAGGCACACGTTGGCTTACTTACCCCAATGAAACTGCTGACCACACCTGGGCATTAGACGTAACAGATTATGACCTCGATGATTCCGAGAAGGCATCAACCGTTAATCACTACACACCGCTACCTGACCCTGACGGAGACTAAATGCTATGCAAGATATTATTTACAGATCAACAATCGGAACAGGAGGCTTTATAGCTACCATTGAACTAGCCCCCGTCAACGAACTGCTTGGTTTCTGCGTAGGTCTATCGACCTTCATCTATATGGCTGCATCCGCAATCAAGGTAATCAAGGAACTAACAAAGAAATAATGACACCAGAACTACTAGCAATGCTCGGAGGAGGAATCAGTGGCTTCGTAATGAAACTCATTGGCACCCAGATGCAGAGCCAGGCTCGCCAGTTTGAGCGTATGATTACGTCCCAGCAAGCGGCAGATGCCTCAGCAGATGCTGCGGCAAAGCGTGACGGTGGTGTATTGGTTCGTAGGTTCCTCGTTGTATCCACCGTCTTTGCCATTGTAATAGCCCCATTCGTCTTTGCGTGGACTGAAGTAGGGGTAACCATAGGTAGAGAGACAAACGGCTTTCTAGGGCTATTCAAGAGCCTTAAATGGGACACTGTGCAAGGATTCGTCATCTTACCAGAAATTAGGCAGACTGCCCTAGCCATCGTAGGCTTCTACTTTGGTTCATCACAAATTAAATGAATGAAGTTTTACAAATCATTGCATCCCTATGGCCTATCGGTATTGGCGTTATTACGCTCATTATCGTTCTAGCTAGAATGCACTACAACCTAGAAGCTCTAACAGAGAAAGTAAAAGTTCTGTTTGATTTTCACAACAAAAGAAACAAATAATTATGAATCCAAGAAAACCAGTAGGTAAATCAGGCAAAGGCTCTTGCGGCGAAATGGGCGGCATGGGTAAAGGTAAAGGCAAGGGTCGTCGTTCTTACTAGTGCCTAAGAAAGCAAAGAGTGCAGGTAAGATATGCCCAGAAGGTAAAGCCTGGGCTAGACGTACGTTTGATACGTACCCTTCTGCTTATGCTAATATGGCTGCATCCAAGTACTGCAAGGACCCTAACTACGCTAAGAAATCTAAAAGTGCAAAACGCAAAAGAAAGTAATGTCACAACTAGCGCAATGGAGAAAACAGAACTGGGTAAGGATTGGAATTGATGGATCTATCAAAGGACCTTGCGGAACGTCGAAGGATAAGAAAAACCCTGACCGTTGCCTCCCTAAAAAAAAGGCTCTCAGTCTTACGAAATCGGAGAGAGCAAGCACTGCTAGAAAGAAAAAAAAAGCAGGAGCCAGAGGACAAACCGTAGTATCAAATACACCAAAAGCAAAAGTAAGAACTAAAGCATAATGCCAGACAAGTCCAAGATGAAGTGCAACGTGCCACGCCGTGAAGTCCAGGGCGGGAAGAAGTTCGTTGTGAAAGCCTGCCAAGGCGGAAAAGAAAAGATCGTAAGATTCGGCGATGCTAATATGTCAATCAAGAAAAGCCAACCCGCCAGGAAGAAAAGCTACTGCGCTCGTAGCGGAGGTATAAAGGGTAAGAGCAATAAACTATCTGCTAACTACTGGAGCCGCAAGGCTTGGAACTGCTAACCAATAACTAAGGAACACATTGTCACGCTATAGCTCATACGGACCGACGGACGACCCCATAAGAGATGATATGGACGTAGGGTTCGTCGGGTTCAATACTTACAGCCGCCCCGACCAGCTACCCTCTGGGATGCTGGCTAACAGTTCAAACGGGCGCATTGGCAAAAATGGCGAGTGGCAGGTAAGAAAGGGCATCAGCGTAATCAAGGCGCCCTTTGCTTCTGGTGATGCCGTCCTAAGACTACCTACCAGTTCAGAAACTCAAGTCAGTCCTGCAGTGGTTGGCTTACTGCCTACTACAATTAGATCCGCTAGTTTAGCTAGCAATAAGGTTCTTATTGGTATTGATGACGATGTCGTAGATCCGCTTAAGCCAGGTCACGTATTTGCAGTAGGAGACACGGTATACGTAGAAGGTTTAACAGGGACTCCAGACCCCAACGGATCTCACACGGTTACTGCAGTAACGGATAACGGAACTACCAGAACAATTGAGTATGACTTGGTTGGTGCCGATGTAGCCGCTTATGGCGGCTTTGCCCTTACGCTCCCATTTAATTTAGACGACAATGGCACTGAACCTGCACTGACTACCATTACGTTGTCCCCTGTCATTGGTTTCAATATGGTCCTGGATCAAGGAAACGTTGCTGGTGTTTATTCAAGCACAACCTTCAGTGATCCTAACCAAACCAACAGTCAGTTTATTATATTAGCATCCAATGTAAGTGCAGTAGCCACTGACTTAAATGATACTAGCGTATCAATCACGATGGGCTACCCATCGGGTGAAAACGTGCCGCCTGCCAGCAGTATGCTGCAGGCATTTAATAAGATATTTATATTTCGTGACGGCCAGACTGCACTAGAGAACGACAAGTTCTTTAGCCCCGTTAGTATTGCATCAGCAAGTACGCTAGCTGCTTCTAATGTAGTTACAGTTAATGCATCGGCTGACCACGGGCTAGTTATAGGTGACGCAATTACTATTGCGGGACTTACAGGGTTCCCTGGAGAGGGAGACCCCGCTGTATTAGACCAAGATCCAAACGGCACTTGGACAGTCAAGACGGTGCCAAGCGATACTTCCTTTACGTATGACTTACCAGTTGTATATCAGGATGCAGCTGACTATGTGGTAGGCAATAGCTCTACTATATCGCCAGGGTTCAAGCTGGTAGCAAGCGGAGAGTACAGTCAGCCTAAACAACTTTCTCCCACTAGATTAGACATTACCGACGGGAAGGCAACTGCTACCTTTGCTGATGCAGATGCAATGAATGGAACACAAGTTGGAGATACCATTGAAATTGAAGCGATTGGAACTTCTCCACTGGTAGTAGGCGAAGATTATGTCATTGCTGAAAGGACGGAAAGCCCAGCTACACTGTCTTTTTATGTTCAGCACCAGGATGTTTCTAATGCTCAGGGTGTTATTTTTCAGCAGCATATTTCAGTGGGCCTTGGATTCTCGCATATGCCAGCTCCTGAGTATGCAACGTATCACCAGCGCAGGCTGGTAATGCCGTTTAAATACACAGTAAATGACGCAGAGGATAGCTTTACATACAGGAAGATTCTAGACGAAGTTATTGTCTCTGACATCCTGGACTCCGATACCTACGATCAGATCTATGCTCAGTTCAGGTTTAACGCAGGGACGGCGGACTTCAATGTCGGCCTGCATTCATTCTCTGACGACAAGCTACTGGTGTTTAACCGCAATAGTATTCACCTTGTAAGTGGAGCAGGACAAAGCGCAGCTACTCAGCTAATAACAAACGAGGTAGGGTGCGTAGCGAGGAAGAGTATTATACAGGTAGGGAACAACGTGTTGTTCCTGTCTGACAACGGTGTCTACGGGGCTAACTTCCAGGATCTATATAACCTTCGTGGCAACGAAGTGCCACTGAGTTCTCCGATTAACCCTATTATTCAACGCATCAACAGGGACGTATGGGACAAGAGCGCAGGCGTATACTTCGACAATAGATACTACCTGGCAGTGCCTTTAGATGGCAGCCAGGTTAATAACGCTATCTTAATTTTTAACTTTATTAACAAGCAGTGGGAGAGCATTGACACAACCAATGCGCCGAACTGGGACATCTCTGACTTAATCGTTGGGGGCAAGAAGTCCGACCGTGCCGTCTACGCAATAAATAGTCAAGGCGGCGTGCATAGGCTTGATGCCCGTATACAGGCAAAGGACTTACTCGCTACAACGATTCCTGTATCAGGGGTCGAAGCCGAAGATCCTTATGATATACCAGCTTCTGTTACTACTAGGCAGTTTACCCTAGGCAGTATGGACCGCAAGCGCTGGAATAACCTAGAGTTGCACGTGCAGTCGTCTACGGATGAAGCCTCTGACTTGAGCATTAGCGCAGAGCTGGAGAACCTTGACACCACCGTAGACCTTGGCAGTCTAAGTGCATTAAACTCAGGCACTACATTAGGCTCCGACGAGGATGTTTCCGTCCGTGGTAGAATAGGTAACAAACGAGCATACGGGATGCAAGTCACCCTTAACAATACAGTTGGCCGACCTAGATTCAGAGGAATCAAGGTTGGCGGAGCTGAAGCATTTAGATCAACAAATACAGCAATATAAGATATGGCAATTATTACTACAGGAAACGCCTTCGGTACAACCGATCCAGTTACATCAACGACTCTTAACAACATTGCAAACGCAGCTACGTTTAACGACCCCGTGGACGAAACAAGCCTTGAGCTGATTACATCAGGGACTAACATTGGTAAACTGCAAATTAAGGACAACGGTGTAACAACTGATAAGTTAGCTACCAGCTCAAGCAAGACAACAGGTGTGACCTTTGCTAAGATGCAGCACATCAGCACAGCCAAGGTTCTTGGTCGTCAAACAGCTGGCGACGGAGACGTAGAAGAAGTAGATGTCGTCATAGGCGGCACTGGAGATACTGGTGTGCTTTTCGACAACGATGATATGCTTGACAATAGCGATACCGCTGGAGGTTCAGCTACTCGTGGTGCTACACAAAAAAGTATCAAGGCTTATGTTGATGCTGGGACTGCAACTCAAATAGGTGTAGGACAAACTTGGCAAGGTGTGTCACGCTCGGCAGGCGTTAGTTATCAAAATACAACAGGTCAACCTATAATGGCTGCAACAATGTTTACGGGGTCACATTCTTTTCAAATATCAACAGACAATTCTAGTTGGGTTACTGTTGACCAATCATTAAGCGGCACAGACGAATCACATTGTCAGGTTATTATTCCAAACAATCATTACTATAAAATAACAGGTGGAAGTATTAGGTTTTGGTCAGAATTACGTTAATGAACTCACTCCTGCAATCATTTTAACAATTTAAATTATGTCTATTATAAATAAAGGAACATCGTTCGCCAACGGAGAACAGCTTACGGCTGACAAGATCAACGACTTGATTGATTTGGCTACGTTTAATCAGGATGCAACCGACAGTCAAACTACTGACGTTAACTCTGCGGGTCAGATCGTAGTTAATCAAGGCGGCATAGACACGGCTCAACTTGCTACGGATGCAGTAGAGACAGCCAAGATCAAAAATGCCAATGTTACATTTGCAAAGCTGGCAGATGTACTTGACGAGGATGATATGTCCTCGGACTCAGCGACTTCGCTAGCTACACAGCAGAGTATTAAGGCTTATGTAACTGCGATGCGACCAAAGTTTGTGTCACTTACGGGAGGAACAACGGATTTAACAAAAACAAATCCATCCAACGGGAGTACAGCCGTATATAACATAGCTGACTTTACATCTGGTGATTCTGATTTTGCTACTACTAAAATTACTGGATTGATAGTTCAGGGACTGGTAGCTTGTAGAACCAATACAAATCTAATACAAGCGAGTCTTCCAGGTGGCTCATCAACGGTTATATGTAGAGCTGTAGACACTGGCGATAATGGGATATCTGATGCCGCTACTGCGTTTATACCTATAAACTCGGATACCACCTCATTTACTTTGACATATACGGTCAATAATACGACGTTTAGCACTCACTGCGAATCCATAATCAAAGGAGCAATTATCCATCCTGGCTTGTAGCACTAATGAACCCCCTCCTGCAATCAGTTCAAATAGCATTGCAAAATGCTGAACAGAAAGAAGCCATTGACCTTATTGATAGGGTCGTGGATTTCTGTATTGAACACGAGAACGGGAAAGTATTTGATGGCTGGGAAAAAGAAATGATACGCCTGATGGTTGCATACCACTGGGCGAAGCAAACCTTAATTGTTCATCACAATGCAGACGAAACCATTAGGGGTGTATTTATGTGGTATAATTGCAACAGGGATGACGGATGGAATTTTATAAATAACTGGGAGCCAGACAGGGAAGACGGGGATAGTATATTTATGGCTTTTCTTTTTTCTGAGGGCAAGGACTCCTTCAAGAAGTTAACAAGGGATTTTATTGACAAATGTCCAGAAGTTCTCACTCGGAATAAAATAGGATTAAGATACAGAAACGGATTTCCAAAACGAATACTTTACACTAACAAACTTTTTAAAAAAATAATTAACCAATAAATATTATGGGAGGCAAAGGCGGAGGAGGCACAACAATACAACAACCACCACCCATCGACCCTGGAAAGGCGATGGGCGAATACCTTTTTGGTAGGGGATTTAAGAATTACCGAGGCGTTACTGATCCTCGATTGCAGGATCGATTGATCGGCGCAGAGGCACGGTATCGTCCTCAATACACGGCTCTAGAGCTAGCGGACATTAACGTAATGGCTAAGGGTATCGAGGGCGGTTCAGCCAACCCTGAGTACGAACTACTAGAGGCGAGACTCGCTGGATTAGAGGCTGGTGCAGAGGCTTATGCATCATCTCGTGATAGCCAACAGACGAGTGAGGCTAGAGAAAAAGCCGCCGCAGGAATGTTCCCGTATAGGAAAAGTAAACGGTCAACCAAATTCGGTAGAAGCAAACATACGGCTTTCAACAGAGAACAAAGGGCAAAAAGAGAGGCTTTTATAAAGGCAGGAGACGTAGATTATTCTTCTGCGGATAGGGCGGCTGAGATTGCACAAGTCAAAACTCAGTTAAGACAAACCCCTAAAACCCTTGGTGCTACGTCGGGTCTATTTGACTTACTAGAAGATCAGTCAGCCCGTGCGGGTGCATTGCAGCGTGAGCAGTTAGAGTTACAGCGTGCCTCCGACGTAGGTGCATTGCAGGAGTTCGCACCTCAAGTAGTCGAGGCTTACCGTGACGCTGATCCTTATAGCACAGAAATTGCAGAGAGTATGTCCCGCAAGGCTATGGGTCAACTGACCCCAGAGGAGCAACGTGGAATAGAACAAAGGGCGAGACAGGGAAGCCTGGCTAGGGGTCGCATCGGTGACCAGTCGTCCCTTGCCGCAGAGGCGTTTGGTCGCTCGGACTACACAGCTCAGTTTGCACAACCAGCTTTCGCAATGAACCGTCAGTTAGCGGGTGACGTAGGTATGACTATCTTAGGTCGTCCTTCGTCTTCTATCGGTCTAGGTAGCCAAATGCTAGGACAGGCACAGCAGGGCGCAGCAGGACCTATGGGTCCTCAGCTATTCGATCCTAACGTAGGTATCAATATGGCTATGCAAGAGCAGTCCAATCAAGTATCACTGCTTGGGGCGCAGGCTCAAGCTGATGCAGCACGTAGCGCAGGCAAGAGTTCAATGATGGGATCAATACTAGGCGGGGCAGCAAGCGCTATTCCTTTCTGCTGGGTAGCCCGTGAGGTCTACGGCATTGAAAATCCTCAGTGGCTAGAGTTCCGTGAATGGATGCTTAACGATGCACCAAGCTGGCTCCGTAATCTATACTTGAAGTACGGCGAGCGAACAGCTAAGTTTATTTCTAACAAGCCCCGTGTAAAATCAATCATCCGCAAGTGGATGAATACAAAAATTAAATAGTATGGCATTTCAAGCAGGAACAAGAGTAGACCCCCGCCTGATGCAGGCGGATTACAGCGGCTTCGCAAGAGCGGGCGAGATACGAGGTCAGGCACTGGCTAACTTTGGCGCACAGATCGGCCAGGGTATCGAGAAGTACAAGAAGAACAAGGAGATTACTGGAGTTACTCTAGCTTCTATTGAAGGTACGCTTGCTCAAAGACCAGACCTTATTGCTTCGGGAAAAGAACAGGGAGGTAAGATAGGCGGCCTATTTAATAAACTAGAAGATGATGGAGTGCTAAACAAAAGCGAAGCACTTATGCTGAGAGGTTTCTTAGATACTTCCATAGAAAGTGACCTAGCTAAGAAAGCAGCAGTTGATGCGCAACTTGAACGTGAAAACCTTATAGCACGCACAGAAGCATCTCGTCGATCTAATCAACCTGCGCCAATAACGTATACTCAAATACAAGGCGTATCTAAGGTTATGGACGAACAATTTAAAAATGTAAAGGTCGATGAATTGACTGGAGAACTTTATTCAGAGGTTCCAAAGACGGGGGATTATAACCCTTTTAATACAAAACGTATTCCAGCAAACATTCCAGAATCACTAAAATCAATGCCTGGATTTGAAGAATGGAGAAAGTCTAAGATGTCGCCCTCGTCTTCCGTAGATTATGGGTCGATAGGAATGAAAGTAGTCGACTAGTACTATGGCTGAATCTAAAGTCCGCTTGCCGTCTGGGATAGAAGTAGTCATTAAGCACAAAGATGGAGCGTCCGAGCAAGACGTTTTAAACTTTGCATTCAATGAGTACGTTACGAACCAGGACCCTGGAACTAAAATAGGTAGTTCGATTGCCCAAGGGATTGATACCCTTCAGCAATCTTATGGTTCTTCTATAGAGGGTTTAGGTAACATTCTAGATGCTGAGTCACTGAAACAAATTGGGGGAGATATTGTACTTAAAAATCAAGCAGAGATAGATGCTAGATTATTCAGGGAGTCCCAAGCTCCGACAGACAAGGCTCAAGTTACCAAAGCCCTTGATTATGTAGCCGAACTTGCAGGTCAATCTGCGCCTCAGATGGCTACTTCTGTGGGCGGTGCTGCTATTGGTGGCGCTATAGGTTTACTAGGTGGTCCTCTGGCTCCATTTACAGTGCCAGCGGGTGCGTTTCTAGGGGGATTTATTAGTAATGTACCTTACTTCTACGGATCTAATCGTGAACGTCAGAAAGAAGCTATTGAAAGAGGATACAAATTAGAAGTTGATGAAGGGGCCGCAATGCTTGCGGCTATACCTCAAGCATCTTTAGATTCAATCATAGCAGCAATTGGCGCAAAGTTTATAGCAACTCCAGCTATGAAGATAGGTGGTGGCGTTTTTACTAAAGTTGCCGCTGGGTCTACCGTTGGAAGTTTGACTGAAATACCTACGGAGATAGGACAGACGGTCCTTGAACGGCAGCAAGCGGGACTTCCTTTGTCAGACGATGAAGCCATAAAGGAATATATAGATGCTGGAGTTGGTGGAGCCGTATTAGGTGGATTGTTTGGTGGCGCAGGTGGCGCAGTTAGCGCAGTTTCTTCTCCGACAATCGGCAAGAAAAAGGATTCTAAAGCACAAAAGTCGGACCTCGGAAAGCCAGTAGAGGAGCGTTCGGAGATTGAGGTTCCCAGGGAAATTGAAGTAACCTACCAGCCAGTAGACGGCAATCCTACTACTGTTACTTTAGCCATTGATGAAGGCGAGGACTCTGCCGCTGCAGCAGAAAGAATCCTAGCGGGTCGGTACGACCCTAACGTAGGATTGCAGGTTACTGAAGTCATAGAACAGACTCCGATTGACGTAGTCCTAGGCGAGCCAGATGCAGAAATTCTAGAAGAAGACGTACCCGTAGATCCAACGCCAGCACCAGCACCAACGCCTACACCAACGTCTGCTCCCGATCCAGAGCCTGCGCCAGATCTAAATGTATCATATCAAGACGTTATTCAAGATCCTGAATATCTTTCTAAGGGAAAAGATATAAGGGATAAGCTGCAAAGAGGTGAAATTACTCTTGAAGAGGCGACGAATCAAGACAACGCCTTGCGCAGAAACATTGAGGCAAGGATCTCGAGGGAACAAACAGCAACTCCTGCACCAACTCCTGCTCCTGCACCAGAGCCGTCCGTAGAGACGGCGCCTGAGTCTGAAGTAGACACAGGCACTGGCTTACCTAGCTTTAGCCTTCCTCGAAATTTAAGACAGGGACAACCCAGATACAAGCAGTCTGAACCAATAAAATTTGCTTCTGACCTGGAGCGTGCAGCGTACAGCGCAACGACTCCAACCCGTAGTGAACCAGCCAAACGTAAGCGTGACGGCTACCGCAAGTTATTAGAAGACGCTGGCTACACTAGTACAGAGATAAACTCAATGGGCCGTGAAGTTCGGTCGCAGATGCGTGAGCAATATGAAAATCCAGGCGATGAGCTGTCTGTTGCTTTGCCTCAGGACATAGTAGCCCAGGCGGCACCCTTAACATCAGGGCAAGGCAGCGTTAACTTAACTCAGAACGAAAGAAAATTCTTTAATAGCTTCTTAGAGAATCAAGCTAACCGTGAAGAACTTCTAGAAGAAGTTCCATCCTTACGGATCTCTGAAGGTAAACTTTCCATAGCCCCTCAAGATATTGATAATTTCTCTAACTTTGTGACTGCCGTCGGTGTAAGTGATGGGCTAGGCACCGTCCCTCCACGTCTTAAAACTTCTCAATTTTACCAACCATTTCTTAAATCAGGAGCCGAAGACATAGTAGCCCAGGCGGACCCAGCACAAACACAGGCCAAGGAAGAACCTCTCTATGAATTTGTAGATCCGTTTAACGGCTACCCTCAAACAAGCCCCATGACTCTTCAAGAAGTTCGTGAAGCTATGAATGATGAGGACAGCTATGAAAAATATGGTGTTATTCTAGATTCTAGGAACATGAGGGAATACAGAACGGATGAGCAACTAGAACAGCTCGGCCAAGATGTAGTAGCCGAGGCAGACCCAGCAGGAACGCCAGTATCTTCTGTTTCCACTGCTCAAGATTCTAGCCGTGTTGGAACTGCAAGGAATCCTAAAGAAGAAACTAGCCAGGACTCTAACATTGATGTGTCAATGGTCCCCGAAGATACGCTAGAAAAACACATGAGGATAATGGACTACGGCCATTTGCCAAAGGACATTAGAGACGAGAAAGACACAAAGGTTAAGTACGAGAAGTTGGTCAACTTCATGAAGGACAATCTTCTTTCGCTTTACAGTGCTTTTCCTGACGAGCTGCGTGCTCGTGCAACGCAGTGGTATGACGGTGCCAATAAAATTGCTAACGGATTCTCTGAGCGCTATGACATTACAGTCGAACAAGCGTCTGGTATATTAGCGGTCTTGAGTCCTCAGAAGGATTGGTTTATGAATGTTGCTCAAGCCGAGCAAGTCATACATATCTGGAGGAATTATCAAGATGTAAGAATTGAGGGTACCGATTACGATGCAATGATTGAAGAGATCATTGACACGGCAGAGGCCCCAATAAAACAAAAGAAGAAGAAACTTGTAAATGAAACTCCCGAGCAGGAAAAGCGCAGGCAGAATTACAACAGGAAGCTAGATCAAAAAGCAAAGGACGATCGTAGAGTTGTTTTAGATCAAATCAAAGGAAAGACTGTACGTGAGTTGTCGCAGGATTCTAGCCCAGCGGGCCAGACTGTTATGGCCTGGGCAATCAGAACTACTGCACAGGTTCAGTTCGGAAGAAACTACAGCGTTGTAACTCCAGAGGGAGACTTTGGTGGTCCTTCACTAAAGATGGACGGGCAACCAGCTACCAACGGATGGGGTTCAACTGGTGAAATTATAAAGGCGGTATCTATCATTGAAGATGGATCAGCACAAAACATATCGGATAGATTAGGCTCAGAGCACAAGGTCCGAAACTTTTATAATAACATAGCAGCTCCTAATAGTCCTTACGGTGATGCGACTATGGACACTCACGCTGTAGCAGCTGCGTTGTTGATGCCGCTGGGGTCCAGCGCAACTCAAGTCTCTGATAATTTTGGATCAGGAAAAGCTGGCAAAACTAGCAAGAGCGGCCAGACCGTAAGCGGAACATACTATGTATACTTAGATGCTTATCGTCGTGCCGCCAAAGAAGTAGGCTTGCAACCAAGGCAAATGCAGTCTATAACTTGGGAGGCAATACGTCAGGTATACTTACCTCAAGATAGAAAGCCAGAGTTTGTAAAACAAAGAACTAAAGAATGGAATCAATACAAAGATGAAACAGAAGCAAGACAACAGATTATCGGAGAGACAATCAATGCTCCAGAGTGGGCTGGAACCAGACCTGGTGGACAACCTGGAGGAGGCGCAACGAGCGTACAAGTCGATGGGGATGGATCTATCATTGGAGGAGACTTACTCTTTAGAGGTGGATCAGACATCATTGGAGTCCCAGGGAACTCAACCCAGATCACCGTCCCAGCAGGCAACCGACTTCGACTCTACAGTGGGACAGTCTCTTATAGATCGGGGAGTAGTAAAAACTCTGGACGAAGCGAAAAAACTTTTAAAGGAATTTCTCGTGTAAACGCTAAGGACTTTGTAGAAATCGCCAGCCGCAACAAGAGGAACCATAAGTTTGGTTCATCGGTTGACGTATTTAAAGCAAAGGACTACAAGGGTTATCACCTTATCGTAGCAAAGGGTAAGGGGAGGGCATATGTAACTGTAGCTATCTCTCCTAGCGGTGAGGTATCCAGTGTAACCGCAAGTAAGTCCGCCACCAAGGCGGATCTTAATGCAGCGTTTGATCTGGCTATAGCTAGCGGAGCCGTACGATGGTTGAACGGCTTTGATACGGTCCTCGGGGACATATATGCGTTCTACGGTTTCGAGCCTGTAGCTCGATTGCCCTTTGATACAGATCAAGCTCCGCCCGACTGGTCATATAATAGGTACAGCGAGTTTAAAGACGGCAAGCCTGACCTTTTGTTTATGAAGTTCAACGGCCAGATGAACCGTAAACTTTCTGACTACCCAGACCCAGGGTATGCTCCATCATATAATGAAGCTTTAGAATTGGCTACAGAAGGTGACGACGTAACAGCTCAAGCGGCAGATCCTGCCGCAGAGGATCGTGGTCCTCAAGAGACGTTTGATAATATCAATCAGCTTGAAGACTTCATATCGAAGTCATTCAGTTCAATAGCTGATAAGATGAATATCAATATATACCCTAACATGCTAGGGCAGTTCGTGGCGCAGTACAACGTCACGCAGAAAATTATTGAGTACAACCCACGGGCTTTGCTTAACCGAACTAAGGCTGGCGTGCAGGCCGCTATGCGTGAAGAGATCATTCACGCTGCTATGCACAACGTCCTTATACAGAAAGAAAAGAAAGCTAGGACTGGGCGTAGCGAAGATGCGCTATGGGTAGACTTCTTTACAGCGCTGGGTAACAACCTTACTCCGCAAGAGCGCACCGAGATTCAGGCAGTATACCAATCTCTGCAGGAGGGCAACGCTGTTGCCTTTGGTTCTGAGTACAGCCGTGCAGTAGTGCAGAAATTTAGGTACGGGGACTTCACCGAGCAGTACATTGCAGTAGACAAGGGAGGCCCAGCCTTCCAGGCTATCGTAGATCTCCTTCGTTCCGTGCAGGCGTACATGGCCAAGGTCCTTGGACCTATGGTTAAGACTGACCCCGAGGCGGCTCAGGTAATCGTTGATACAGTAGAGCTTCTCAATGCTATTGACCCTTCGATCCGACCGAAGAGTCAGCAGGTAGTGGCCAACGCCTACAATGCAACGGACAAGAACACAGCCGAAGAGAACACTGACCCTGGTGAAAGCGTAGACGCTAAAGCGTCCGAGCGAATCAGAGAAGAGCGCAAGTGGTTCGCAGATAGTTCATTGCGGAAGACTGCATCTAAGTTCCTTACTCCAGTCATCACTCGGTTGAATCGTATCAACCCAATGTTTGGAAGACTGCTTCAGAACTTGGACACTGCGATAAGAGAGCGATCGTTCCGCTATCGGAAACAAACCGAGCCATTTTTCAACAGACTTAACGCAATCAAGGGCGCAGAGTTTGAAGAGATGAAACAGCTCTTATTCTTCAGCCCTACTCCAGAGGAGGCTACTCATCCGATTAACAAAGCCAAGATGCAGCGCAGGGATGCGCTACTTCATAAGTATGGTTTGCTTAATATGTATCGCCTGGACGTACAGCCCATCATGGAGGAGATATATGCGGAGTATACTGCACTCGGTATGCCTGCTATGGGCTACCTTGAGGATTACTTCCCTCGGGTAGTCAAAGATCTTGAGGGCCTAATTAAATCCTACGGGCAAAAGACTAAGCGCACCTTTGAGATTCTGGTCGAGGAAGAGAACAAGCGCCGTAGCGAAATTAAAGAGGACGAAGGTGGCCCACTTCCTGAAATGGAAAAGACCGAGCTTGCAAGATTCTTCCAGGACTTCCTGCAGAATAAGTTCCGTGTAGATATTAACGGCGCTAGACTTCCAGGCAATGTTAAGGTCCGTGATATTCAACTGATACCAGCGGACAAGTTAAAGTTTTACGATGACCCAGGCATTGCCTTCGGTAAGTACACGGCCAACATGAGCCGTGCTATCGAGAGCTTCAAGGTTGTTGGCGATACACGTAAGGGTAGACTTCAAGGTACACTCGGACAGTTAACCGAAGAACTATTTAGTGCAGGTCAGATTGATCAGGCCGACGCAGGCACCGTAAAGAGCTTGACCGAGCTTATTACTACGCAGTTCCAAACAGAGAATGAAATACTTAAGAGCCTTGGTACGCTGACGTACATGGCTACTCTAATAAACCCTGGCCCTGTGCTCGTGCAGATCATGGACTTGTACAAGGTTGCACTGTATCGTGGCTTAGGTGGAGTTGTGTCAGGGGTGTACCGCACCGTCACGGGTAACCGTAGGTTCGACATTGAAGATGACTTTAGCATAGCTAAGACTCAGCTATCTGCTGAGTTCCAGGATCCCAGTGTACTGCAGAAGGCACTGGACTTCGGCCTTAGTCGCCTAGTCCCTTTCCGTCAAATGGATACAGCCATGAAGCACGCTAGTATCGAGGCGGCGTACGATGACTTCGCAAAGAAAGCGAAGGCACCCGTGGGATCTAAGAAGTACGAGCAAATACTGAGTGAACTGACGATTACAATGGGTAGAGAAGATGCCCTGAAGACTATATCGGACCTTCAACTAGGTAAGGCCATGGAAAGTCCTTTGGTAAAAGAGGCACTGCTTGCTGAGTTGTTACAACGTCAGCCATTGACTTACCTTCAGGTGCCCGAGGGTTACCAGACTGATCCAAGCAAGAGATTATTTTACAAGCTGAGTACCTTCATGCTACTTGACCTGAACTACAACAGGCAGGAGTTCATGAATGACCTAGGCGGACCAGGCAAGACACTGCAGCAACGTACCGTTGCGCTTCGCAGGCTGGCATACATGGCTACCTTGCTAACAATGTTCGGCCTTCCGTCTGATATGCTGGACGACTGGATTTCAGGCAAGGATACATACATCCCCGAGCACGTGATGAACAACATGCTAGGTATGTTTGGACTCAGCAAGTACACGACTACACGTGCCCTCGAGAAGGGCACAGTAGAGAGCGTAATCCAGCGCTTCACTCCTCCTGCCGTGAACATTATTGTCAAGGGCGAAGAATCGCTAAGGTCCTGGGTCAAGGGCGACGTAGAGTTGTTTGAGATGAAGGCCTGGAGAAACTCTCCACTGTCCGACGTCTGGTACAACCGAACAGGTGCAGGTAAAAAGCAACAGGAAAAGTTACAAAAAGAGAGACGCAAGGAAGGCGTAAGGCCTACCTTCGACAGGTAGTAAAACAAGTTTGGCCTCCCCCCAGATAAGGGAGAGGCCAAATGTCGAGGACCCTACTATGACCGAAAAGCCCTCTAACGTAACACATAACGTAACGATAACTAATAACACGCCTTAATACTAAGGCTCTTTAAATATGTAATCGCCTGCGTTTATTGCAAGTTATATCAGTCTTTGCTGATGATATGGGTTTCATTTGTAGGTATATCGTAGAAGTATTCACCATTTGCGATCATCTTGTTGGGCACCTCGATGAGTTTGTCATCGGTCAGTTGCCAGCCGCAGATACGCATGGCGTGACTGTACTCCTTGTTCCATATGTAGAATTGAATGGGCATAGAAAGGTTTGCGAACTTCTTCTTGCGTTGCGGCAGGTGCACACTGGGCCAAGGGAACTTCGGCCCCTTCCAAGCGAGCTTGCACTCGCACTCGATGAAGCACAGGCCCTCGACGATTAGGTCAGCGCAGTACTTATCGGGGTTGTCTATAGCAGTGTACCCCTTGCGTGCTATGTACTCCTTGGTTGCCTGCCTGGCGGGGCTATCCGTCAGGTCAAACATATCCATGTCGAATCGTTTGTGTTTCATATCCGTGCTAGTTGGTTGGCATTTGAATGCCTGCATGAAAGCAGGCTTTGCGAAGTGACTGCAGGTAGACGGAGCTGTCATGCTCTTCATGTTTCCTGCGAGCGTTGACTCGCTCGATACCCTTGGTTACGCTTGAACGGTTTCTGTTTACTAGCTTAGATATTTCTTCGTGCGTGCATCCGTGCAGGTGCAGGATGTAAGACAACGCATCTCTTGCGTATGATGCCCGTCGTGTTCTGGACTTACCTCGGATGACGTTAGGTGTACTGCCAAACTCGTTGGCGGCGATTTCTAGTAATTGATTTTTTGTTTTCATTATTTTATTATTCCTACGCAGTGATATAGTTTGAAGATTCCACGAACGTCACGTTCGCCTTCTCGATTTTTAGCAACTGAGTATTGCAACTCAGTGTATGGTCCGACTGCATCAACCTTCTTGGCTGACTCAACGTCCCCTCCCTTCGGCCACATAAGTACGACAGCGTCAGCGTCGTTCTCGATGTCGCCAGAATCCTTGAGGTCGTACAAGGACAGTCCGCTTTCACGCTTGGCTCCCTCTCGGTTGACCTGCGCTAGTAGTAGTATGCCTATGCCTAGCTCTACGGCAATCTGTTTGATCTTGTGAGAGATCGCTGAGATGCCTTCGGTCTTGCCGAGGTTCTTACCGAACGGGATTAACTGAAGGTAGTCAATGACTACCAACTTTACCCCGTGCTTGCGGACAAGGATTCTGATCTGACTCTTAAGATCATCGGCGCCCTGCACTGAGTGCACGGTATAGATGGGCAGAGTAGACAGCGTTTCATTTGCGGCGGTCACGGCCTTGACCTTAGCCGTAGAGGCTACGTTCTCTTCGATCTGCCGAAGGTTCACTCCGCTAAGAGTTTGAATCATTCGCCTAGCGATTTGTTTCTGAGGCATCTCAAAAGAAAAGATGCAGGTAGGTACAGCGTCCGCCTTAGCGGCACGCAGTGCAATGTTGATAGCAACTGCGGATTTACCGCAGGAGGTAGGTGCGGCCACGATGCAGACTTCGCCTGCGCCTATACCACCCATGCCTAGCTTTTCATCTAGGTGCGGTATGTGCGTACGGACTACGTCCTTTACGAAGGTGCCATCTTTCATCTGCTGGAACTCGTCCTTGAGTATCTCAACGGACGTAGAGATCTTCTCGATACCTGCGCCCGAGCTTATGTCGTCGCCGAGGTTGGACTCTACTGCACCCTGAATGTCAGAGGCAGGTAACTGTTCGGATGCGGCCTGCTCGGCGGCCAGTCTGTAAGAGCGGTGCAACCTCCTGAGGTTGCTCTTCTCTTTGACTATACCTGCGTAGTGCTTGATGGACGTAGTAGTCTCGGCCCCTTCGGTCAACCCGAAGATACCCGCTACTCCACCGACTTCGTCGATGCTGTTGTTTACCTTGAGCTTCTCGACTAGATGAATCTCATCTACGGGCTGGCCGTCGTTAGCCAAGTCGGCTATGCCTTGGAAGGCTAGCTGATGCTGAAAAGAATAGAAGTCCTCGGACTTCAGTGTACGGCTGATGCTATCGTAGGCATCAGAGTTACCCTGCAATAAACAGCAGGAGATAACTGCGTGCTCCGCAGATAAGTTGTGCGGAAGATCTGTGTTTGCTTCTAGTAAGTTTGTCATAGTTTTTCATAGTGTTAAGTGCTGTAAGTTATATAAAAATGCCGACTGAAGATTAGGACTCCAGTCGGCACGCTCGGGGTGTAGTCAAGGTTGGCTTAGAACGGTACGGGGTCGTCGTTCTGCGGGGCTACTCCGCTGGAAACAACGTCGGCCTCCTTCGGGTCGAATGAAACAGACAAGAACGGCTGACCCTTCTTGCTTGTTTTCTTCCACGCCTTGAACCAGTAGTCCTTGCCATCTACCTCCGCTGAACCCGTAAGGTCAGGGTGAGTGTCCGACTTCTTGCGGTCATTCGTAAAGAGAGCGCCGCTGTTATTGTTGTCGTATTGCTTGTCCATTATATTAACCCATCCAGGGTTTGTGTTTTCTTTTGATAGGAAGGTTCACCCTTCCCGTGAGTGTTTGTTGCATCGGCATCCTTGGTGTCGTCGATGCAAAGAAGTCCGTTGAGCGCATACTTGCGTGCATAGGAGGAGGCCGAGCCAGTAATCTGGGCATCGTCCATGCCCTTCTTAACTTCAGCTTCCCTTGCGAAAGCACTAGCCTCGCTGACAATATCTCCGTGAGATTCCTCCAGCGTAGCTGTTGCCTTAACGTATACTCTTCCGCCAACCTCAACGATCTCGTCATTGATGGTAAGGAAGCAATCGTACTTGCTCAATAAAGGCTTAAGTGCCTCTAGTATATCTTCGGCGGATCTGTAAGAGTATCCTCCGAACTTGTTAGTCCTACCCTTCGGAGCCTTCAGCTCGGTCTGGATGGACTGCATTATCTTGGGTGTATTATCTTTGGTCATATGTTTTATGGTTTGCGTTAAGTGCACTGCTTAAGAAGGGCAGTGCGAAAGCATTTTGTGCGAGCCTTAGAATTATTGCAAGAATTAATTTCATCTGCATCGCATTTAAATTGTATGAGAGTCTCGATCTGCTCGTCCTTTGTTAGCCTGCCGAATCGGTTGCACTTCTGGCGCAGTCCCACGGGGTGCAGTACATCGGTCCGAGCTTCTTCTAGGTATGTAGCCAAGGCACGCAGTGCCTCTGGCAGAGTAAGGTCAGAATTGTTTTGGCCGAATCTTTTCCAAGAGTTTTCAATCTTACCAGCCCATGCGTTGCTCTGCCTGTGCAGTACACCTCGCACTAGGCCAGTGCTATGGCAGTGATCGACGACAGCGTCGTCTACCTTGCACTTAAATATCGGGCACTCTTTGGGCAGGTTGGCCTGCCTCCACTCTTTAAGTTTACTATGCGCTAGGTATTTCATTGACGCTTATGATTTGGACCGAGGCCCTGTGCTTAGTCCGAGTCCATCCGTTCTTGTCTGGTTTCTTCGGGGCGAAATATTTTAGTGCCTGTTCTTTTGTATGAGCGTGCTTCATGCACCTACCGACGTAGTCGTCGGCCATCATTGAGTGCTTGTACTTTATCTCAAACAGCACGGGTTATATGTCTGTGTATACCACGTGGAATTTACCACCGTGACCTTGAAGTCTCAAGACATTGAACTCCACCCACTCAAGGGCTTCGTCGGGTTGCATCCCGTCACGTGTAACGAATACATCTATGAGTAGCTCGTAGCTGTAGCATAGGATGCCTTCGTCGGTGATACCCAATACGGCTGAGTCGCAACCGCTGAGTTGTATTGCTTCGTCGCTGATGTAGTAGCCCAGTTCTGACCAGTCGATTGGTTCTAAGTCTTTCATTGCTTAATAAATTATATGTTAACGTGCGCTACGACAAAGAAGGCAACGGCCAAGAAGAAAACAAGTATAGTGAATGCGTCCATGCTGTCCTCTTATTTTTTCATGCGCTTATTCCAGTAAAGTTTCGCCATTAGCTTTGCGTTGGCGATGCCCTTCTTTACGTTGTCGGTGCTCCATACGTGGTGCCAGTGCTTCTTGGTGTCGCAGTCAATGACTACTGACCTGCACTCGGGCGTGTAGTCCAAGTTGTATTGCCGCTGAATCATGAAGGCCTCGATGGCCAACTGCTCGCAGTCCTTGTCGTATACCTTGGCCTTGCCCCGTGTATTGGTGCGGCACTTGTAGTCCGCCAGAAAAAGGTTACCATCGTAGTCGTATCCCACGAAGTCTACGCTACCTGCAATCTTAAGCAGTCTGTCTGCTATGATGCACTCAGTAGCTACTGGCTTGACCTGCTCGTCTTCGATCCAGTCAAGGAAAGGTGTAGCCCATTCAGTGAAAGGGCATTCGGGCACCTCGTGCCCGTGCAACTTGGCCTGCACTAGCTCTTCGATTCTCTTGTGCACTGCAGTCCCGAAGTCCGACGATGGTATGCTCCGCCCGTCGCTCGGGTGCTGTCGTGTCCCGTAGGTCATCTTCTCTACGGCCTGCCATGGTAGCGTGGGGTTCTCCCGTGCTAGGTCGGTGATCATGCGGGGTTTATATATTCCATCTAGGAACTCATCTTTGCAGATGCTTAGGACAGTGGTAACGCTTGGATAAATAGCACGGACTTTGCGAGCCTGTGCTACGGTGCTTATGTCCTCCCGAAGGAAGGCGTCGAGTGTATCATTGCAGTCATAGAAGTGAGCCATCCTAGTATTAAGAGGCTCACTCTATGCCCTGTCAATCATATTTCTTCCTCGGACATATCCATCAAATAGTTGATGGCATCACGCACCGAATCGGTGCAGAGTGTCTCGACGAGTTGAGTCTTGTGCGAGTGCAGTTCGATCTCCACTACCTCGGGGTTGTTGAAGCGAAGCTCCTCGTTGCCGCCGAACACGTGAACAATATCGATTTGATTATCTTCGATGTAGTCCAAGATGTCCTCTGCGCTACGCTGTGGTAGCTCATGAGTCGGGACGAAGTATTGATCTCCGTCTTGGAGTTCTTCGATGGTGCAGTCATCGAACTTATTCAATAGGTTCAGGCGTTGCACAACAACGTCCTGTCCTAGTTTCCTTGCTACCCCGTTGGGGTATGTGCTTATCTGTAGTTCGTGCATGGTGCTTGCTCTATTGATGTTGAAGGACGGCGCCGTCTGCGATTGCTTCAGACAACTCCCTTCCTGTAGTTAAAACTCGACGATCCTCGTCGGTGGACCACGTGTATAACCACGTCTCCTCTCCGTCGGATTCTCTGATGCCGATGACCTCGCAGTCCGTGAGAGTAAACTTCCCATGACTGCCCGTTAGTGTAGTGCCTGTTTCGTATTTCATAATTGTGCTTGACTTGTATTGCGTGCTAGTTATAATTAAGGAATAACTCCTTAAGGAAGTGCCCCCTACAGGGGCATCTCCTTAGTAAGAATAATCCTTAAGGAATACAGCGCTGATGTCAATGACCTTTTGCATCGTTAGCTTTATCGATCATGTCGGCGGCACGGCAGTTCATGCCTTGCAACCATCCTCGCTTGTGAGATCTAGGCCTGTCGTCTACGCAGTTCCCAAACATTTGAGAGTCACGGAGGACTGCTAGGCCTGTCATTGCGTGCGCTATGTGATGCTCGCCAGAGTCTGGGTCGAGGTCTTCGCCCTCGTACCAAGCCGTGAGGTGCCGCCATACAGCGTCGTAGTATACCGATGCTCGGACTCCCTCTTGGCGCCAGTTGTAGGCTCCGTATTTCAAGTCTCCGTGCAACTTTACTAGGCCGCACTCCATTAGGACTGGAGCAGGAAGGCCAGAGATAGGTGCCTTGCGGATACCTACTCTGTCCTTGGGGTTAGTGCTTTTAGTATCGCTCATAGTGATAGCTTTCCAAGTTCTTCCTCTATGTCGTATCCTCCCAAGGCTTGCTTGAAGGTGTCCAAAGCCCTGCGTGTCTCGGCTCGATCGCTCGGCTTGTCTAGCGGGTCGTCAAGGATGTCCTTGAGGTATTGAATGCCAACACGGAGTTGGGACAGCTCGGCTAAGGCCAAGTGAGTATAGCCCTGCTCGCTGATAGGAGCTTGGCGTGCGTCGCACTTGAGGATTTCCTGCAGTGCATTGTCGAGAGGCTCCAACCAGTAGCGGTTGAAGTCCGATTGTATTTCTGTATTTGTTTCTGTATTTGTTTTCATAAATGGATACATATTATTTGTTTTTGTAGAATCGAACCATACTATGCACGCTATCTTGTAGCTTGTCGAGTATAGCTTTTGGGTCAACGCCTTCAGCAATCTGAAGACGGTCGAGGATCTTGGAGTCCGAAGGACGGCGACCGAGGGTGCGGCCAAAGCCGTAGCACCCGTCGGTGAAACTGTGCCTCCCGTATGTTATGTCGGTCAGCACCATAGGCTTGTCGTCTACGATGTATGCCTGTCCGATCTGTAGGTTTGATTTAGTTGTCATAGTTCATGCTTAGATATTCCATTACGAGACTTCTTAGCTCCCAAGGCAAAGGCTCTAGGCAGTTGCCCCCGAAGTCTTCGCATAGCAAAGGGAAGTCATCGGATTCCTTTACCGCAGGTTTGTATGTTGTGCCACAATTTGGGCAGGTTAGTTTTGTCATAGGTTGTATTGGTTAAGGTTTGAGACCCATCAGCAAGCTGTATGCGGACTTCCAAGTCTTCTTAGGGTAAGAGTATCCCGTGCGACTGCCGATGACTATGAAGCCATCCTTGTATGCGTCGATCCGACCCCGTATTGATTCGGTGCAGTACGACTTGATGTAACTGCTTTCCATAATCTTATCTACGAGCGGGTCTTCACGGACTATCCTTGAGTTTGTGAGTGCTAGTTTTTCTTTTACGTTTTCCATAGTTATGTAGGTGTTAGTTGGTTATCCTCTCGTCCATTCTGCCCAGTCGGTCAGCATCTCGGCGGGTGCGCATTCTGTAAAAATTCTGAACTCATTCACCATGCGTGGTGGTGCCTCAAAATTACAGGTTCGTAGTGCCTTGGTGCGTAGCCTCTGGACAAAGATGTCGTGAGCTTTAGCGGGGTCATCGTCGGCCTCCACTAGGAGGCGTTTGAATTGTTCCCATGCGGGCTTAGGCTCGGGCAGTAGTGTCCAAGCGGTCATTCGTTTTTTAGGTTCCATAGTTTGTGTTGGTTAGGTGTTTGTTAGTTAGTTATTTATAGAAGATATGCCGACCAATCTTGCAAGTCTTTTGCATGGAGCTAGCCCAGTATGGGTCGCAGTAGTCAGCGTGATAGTGATCGGCACCGCCCGTGTAATTAGTCGGGGCTGAGTGCACGATAGTGAGCGCCTCGTGCCACCGAGGGTGCCGCTTTGCCTTGGCTAGCAGGGTAGCAATCTTGCCGCTGTTCCAACAGCTGAACTGCTTGCGCTGTAAGCACACCTGCTTGGCCGTGAGCCTGCGTTTGACAGCTCGGTTGAGTATAACCTCATGTACTGCCTGCATAGCCCCTTCAGCGTGCTCTCCGCCCGCTTCTAGGATTAGTGTAGCCGCTACGATCTCGGACTGATTAGCCGAGAGGTTCGACAGCGCAGTCAGCGCTGTAATTAGAATGATTCTAAATGTCTTCATAGTTTTTATTGGTTAGTATCCGTTTGCTTCTGCCCAGTCTTCAATCTTGTGAATGACTTGGTCTGGGACTGAGTGCTCGTGGTCTGTGCCATTCGTCAGCTTGTCTGTCTGCGACAGGCAGGCTAGGCTTGCAGTGTAACGCCCTCTAGATACCCAGCACTGAGTGCTAGGATCGTCGAGCGGGTCGATCTCAAGTTCTACGTGGTAGTCGTTGATGTTGGTCTTTATGATTTGCATAGTTTGGATTGGTTATGTGTTAGTGCGACGCAGTATGCGTCTACCCAAAAAGCCCGCACCTTGGAGGGTGCGAGCTGTGTGGATTTACAATTCCCATACGTAATACAGGTCGGAATTGCCGTGCTCTGTCTTGCATTTCCAGTCGAGCTTTTCCATGTGCTCTTCTGCTATTTCAATCGCTTCGTCTGGGCAAATTGGTTGCAACATGCAGAATTGAACCTCAATGAAAGTCGGCTCAAAGCCGCATTGCCATCCAACAAAGTGCGAGCCAATGGCGTTGTCTTCATCGAAGGCAGGAATAGTTGCAATTTTATAGGAGCGAAGATTTTCGAGTGATTCGATCATAGTTTGAATTGGTTATGTGTTATTGGCTCTCATCATTTGCGGCGGCTTGAGACGCCCGCAGTATGCGGCTGATTTACCAATCTATGTCCCACTTGCTACGTCATCGAGGCCGCTTGGCGGCCACCTATCCACTTCCAGAGAGGTCATCCGAGGTATCACCGTATCGAAGGTCGGTCTGTCGTATGTATCCGCAAGTCGGTCTTCGAGAGACCTAGTCTTCTGAGTGCCGTCAAAACTGAATCCGCAAGGATTGGTTTGCTCTGTCTTATGCACGAGCGGTAGAGATACGAGGTGCGACATCCGAGGTCGGAGTCGGTAGCGTTTGGACTGTCAAAGAACGAGTATTACGATGCCCATAGTGTGCGTAGATTGTGCATAGTCAAGCTCATAGCCCAAATAATCAAAATTAGTGATTTTTAACATTTCATACAAAATAATGAAACTATTGTAAAGATGGCGGCACTCAGCCGCCTATATAGTTACGTAAGTCGTTGATAACGCTTTTGTAAGTCGTTGATACGCTTTTGTAAGTCGTTGATTATCAGTAAAGGGTCAAAATCTAAAATAGACAGCAGGGCACCTAGGAAGCCCTACACGGCGTCCGATTTTCGACTGGCACCCTACCTCTCGCAAGCCCTTGGAAGGCCATACAGGGCATTTCCATCTTAATGAGATTACTGTCTCAATAAGCCCCATAGCCCCTCCACTTAAATGAGATATGCTTATGCTGGGAGATTAGAGTAGAGTAAAGTAGAAGAACTCATGTTGTGATCCTTTCACTCATCGAAGAAGAAAAACTTATGTCACACGAGCGCCGCCCTTGGGATTAGTTGAGCTTATGCCAGCGCACTGCAGTAGGAATGCTTATGCTAGCCCTGTCGTTAATGAGTCTCAGTCTCAATATACCTACGGGGACTTACTGTTGCGACCCAGTCTCAGTTAGGGGGGGCGGGGGCTATCATTAACTGACTAGATTTTTGTGTATTTCATAAACCCCACCTCAAAAAAATACCCAACTCATAGGGCAAAGCCAGGGCCACCTAACTAGGTTCCTGTACTCCTTAAGGAGTCTCTTGTCTTTGGTGCTTCCTTATTTCCCTGGCCTCTACGGGCCAGGAAAAGAACTTAAGGTATGAACTCCCTAAGGAGTATAAAAGCATTATACACTAGTTTTTACTTGACTGTCAAGTCCTATTTATAAATAATGAAGAAATGCTAGAGGAACCAAAGAATAATTCTGCTGATGAAAAGGCTGCATTGATGCAGGAAATCCAGGGCGCCATATGGGAAGTAGCCGAGAAGAAAGAGATTGATAAGGTCCGCAGCCTATCTAGGCACAGCCCCGAAAAGGTTGCGTCCATCCTGTATCTGTATAGCACTGGCAGTAGCCAGACTAGGATAGTAAGAAAGTACGGAATCAACAGGGAAACCGTGATCAGCGTCCTGTCGGACTACACCGATCACCTGGGTAAGTTCAAAGAGTTAAGCGGCAAGATTGCCGCTAAGAACTACCTAAACCTCAGTAGCCTAGAGGAGGACCTGATTAACTCCGTAAGGGAAGACCTAGAGTCAGGAGAGCTAAAGCCTACGGTAAGGGACCTAAAAGAAATTTCGATCTCTGTGTCCAATGCAGCAAGGCAGGCCTTTACTTCACGTGGCGAAGCCACGCAGATAACAGAGGACCGCCAGGTCATTACTCAGGAGGACTACGAAGAAACTATTAAAGCGGCCCGAGATAGGATCGCTAATCTCAAGAAAGCTGAAGAAGCAGAACTAGTACAGGAGGACACAGATGGGTAAAGGATGCGCACCCCGAAAGGGACACGACGCTGCCAAGCAGCGCAAGAACTACGACGACATTGACTGGAGTAAAAAGCCAGTAGCACCAAAGACTGAGCAGCCGCAGAAGTCTAAGTAATGCCTATTACGTTTACAGAGCACCCTATAGTGCGTCCTCCTACGGATGAGGAGATAGTCCTGCTTGGTGAGCAGGACCCTCAGCTACTAGCGGCCCTGCACGAGGCTCACGAAGGTAGAATCAAAGCAGCTGAAGAGGATCCTATGCGATACGGCTTTGACCTAGAGGGCTGGGGCAGGATCCGCAACGGCCTTCAGAAGAACAACGAAGTCCTGGCACTGGGTGGTAACCGCAGCGGCAAGACTACTGGCTGCGCCAAGATGCTAATGGAGGCCGTCACCGAAAGCATGGACGGTCATATCGTATGCTTCTCTCAGAACGCAGATACGTCCATAAAGGTGCAGCAGGCTGCAATCTGGGAGATGATGCCCAAGGAGTTCAAGCGCAAGACTAAGAGCGTAGACGGATACATTAACTACTCTATGCAGAACGGGTTCACTGCATCGTCGTTTATCTTTCCAGATACCAGGACACGTGTAGACTTCAAGACCTATACGCAGTACAGCAATAACCAGACTATCCTAGAAGGTTTCGAGTTCGGGTTCAGGCAGCCCGAAGGGCTGAACATCGGCGCCTGGCTGGACGAATACCTTGGAGATGCAGCTCTAGTCAATACCCTTAGATTCCGTCTGGCTACTCGGGACTCCAAGATGCTTATAGGATTTACACCTATCGATGGCTATACCCCTTTTATATCAGAGTACCTAAAGAACGCAGAGACCCTTAAGACAAAGCCTGCGGCTTTGCTAGAGAACAAGGCGGTGCCTATAGAGCAATACAGCCCTAGCCGTGATGCCTCTGTAATCTACCTGCACTCAGACGAAAACCCGTTTGGTGGTTACGAACGTATAGCCAAGGACTTAGTAGGTAGGCCTGACTCAGAGATACTGGTCCGTGCCTACGGCGTCCCAGTTAAATCAGCAAATGCTTTGCTTCCTTACTTTAATACAGAGGTCAATGTACTTACGGCGGAGCCAAACA